AAAACCAGTTAATCCTATTCCAAAATTAACAGATAAAACACCTGATCTTACGAACATTCAGAATGGTTTTGATAAAAACTCTTACAGAACGGCTGTAATTGATTTAGCTGATATTTTTAAAACAAAGGCACCTACAGCTATTCCAGATGTAAATGGTCTAATCAAATCACAACTAGAACAGCAACAAACGTCACAGCAAGATTTGATTACTAAACTAAGTACTGCAATTAATCCAACAGTAGCTCCTACTCCTAGAAATGACTCTACACAAGAAATGGTTGAAATGTTGGCAAATAAATTAGATACTGTTATTAATAAATTGGATACAGGTAACGACTTACAAGAAGATTTTAATAAGCAATCTATGATTTAACGCTAAATACTAGATAAAGTATCTTAATATGACCTACAAAAAACGCTTCTCAAACAAATCTGGCATTTCCAGTCCAATTTCAGGTTTTAATAATAATACCGGAGCTTGGAATGGCAATGCTGGTGTAAATGGTCCTACTGGGCAAGGAATGAACAGCCAAGATTTTGGTTACAAGAACTATCGTAGTCGTCTTCCGGAAGTATATACAGGTCATCCAAACCGTATTGAACGATATAATCAATATGAAATGATGGACGTAGATGCTGAGATTAATGCTTGCTTAGATATTATTTCAGAGTTTAGCACTCAAACAAATGAACATAATAAAACTCCCTTTGACTTAGATTTCAAAGATGAACCAACACAACACGAAGTTGAAATGCTTAAAACACAACTTCAACAATGGTGCAAACTCAATGAGTTTGACACTAGAACATTCAAAATCTTCCGTAATACTATTAAGTTTGGTGATCAAGTATTTGTACGTGACCCGGAAAACTTTAAGTTATATTGGATAGATATGACTAAGATTATTAAAGTTATTGTCAACGAAAGTGAAGGTAAAAAGCCTGAACAATATGTTATAAAAGACATTAACATTAACTTACAGAACTTAACTGTAGCACAAAAAACAAATACAGACTTTGCCGCTAATCCGGCAACTGGATTAGGTGGTTCTGGTGGAGGTGGTAGTGGTGGCGGATATACTGTTCCAAGTATGCCATATAACACATCCGGAAGTCGTTTTACTTTAGGGCAAAGTGAATCAGCTATTGATGCCAAACACATTGTTCATTTAAGCTTAACCGAAGGGTTAGACCGCTTTTGGCCTTTTGGTCAATCTATCTTAGAAAATATTTTCAAAGTTTATAAGCAAAAAGAATTATTAGAAGATGCGGTATTAATCTATCGTGTACAACGTGCTCCAGAACGTAGAATGTTTAAAATTGACGTTGGTAATATGCCAAGTCACTTAGCTATGGCCTTTGTTGAGCGTATTAAGAATGAGATTCACCAAAGACGTATTCCAAGTACACATGGTGGTGGTAGTGTAGTTGATGCATCTTATAATCCATTAAGTATGAATGAAGATTACTTCTTCCCAGTTACTGCTGACGGAAGAGGATCAAGTGTTGAGGTGTTGCCCGGTGGACAGAATTTGGGTGAGATTGATGACTTGCGTTACTTTAACAACAGATTAGCACGTGGTTTACGTGTGCCAAGTAGCTATCTTCCAACTGGACCAGATGATAATCCTACTCCAATGAGTGATGGTCGAGTTGGTACAGCTATGATACAAGAGTTTCGTTTCAATCAATATTGTGAACGACTACAAAAGTATATTAGCCAAAAGCTAGATGAAGAATTTAAGTTATTCTTACGTTGGAGAGGTTTGAATATTGATAGTGGTTTATTTCAATTGCAATTTAATCCACCACAAAACTTTGCCGCTTATCGCCAAAGTGAATTAGATACTGCACGTATTGGTTCATTTACTGCAATTGAACAGTATCCATATATATCTAAACGTTTTGCTATGGAACGATTCTTGGGCTTAACTGAAGAAGAAATTAGTAAGAACGAAAAAATGTGGCGTGAAGAAAATGATAAAGAGATTGAGATTGAGCCACAAGGTAGTGATTTGCGTAGTATTGGTGTATCAGTGGGTGATATTGAAGCTGATGCACAAACTGGCGAAGATATGAATGCCCCTGAGCCAGAATCTGGTTTAGATGATATGGAAGTAGCCGGACCGGTTGGACAAGCAGGCGGTATGGCAGGTAATGTACCGGGTGGTGCTCCTGGACAGATTTAAGATAAATAAACATATGAAATTATTTGAGATGTTTGACGCCGCTATTCCTGGTTACCAAGATGTTGAGTCTGATAACAGCAAACCAAAATGGAGAGAAAGCCGTAAAACTAAATTAACATTACGTCAGATACGCAAATTACGTAAGATGAATGATGTTAGAAATTATGAAAAAGCAAACTCTTTAAAGAAAATTCATGCACAATATGCTCAGCCTAATCCTGAGCAACCTCAAGTATAAGTTAAAAACTTTATACTAAATCTCCCAAATTTAACAAAAACGTAAAAAAACAGCACTTATTGTGCTGTTTTCCTGACTACGCACTAAATAATTCTACAAAGCCATTTACTTAGGAGAACATTCAATGGATAATAAAAAATTTGAACAACTTATTGATTTGATTATCAATGAGAACGAAGAACAAGCTAAAGCATTGTTTCATGATATCGTGGTTGAAAAGTCACGTGAAATTTATGAAACAATGATGGATGAAGAGCAAATGATGAATCAACCATCTGGTCAAGTACAAGATTTACTAGACGAGATTGGTAGTGAAGAAGAAGGATTGTCTGAAGAGGATGATGAATCCGATATTGAATTTGACGATGAAGCTGAAGAAGACGGTGAAGACTTTACACACGACTTAGAAGCTGACCACGACGAAGAAGGTGGCGAAGAAGGTTTAGAAGACCGTGTTGTTGACCTAGAAGACAAATTAGACCAATTAATGGCTGAGTTTGAAGATATCATGGGTGGTGATGCTGATGCAGATATGGAAGCTGATGCAGATGAATTTGCAGCCGACGAAGAAGGTGCAGAAGATGCATTTGGTGATGAAGAAGCCATGATGGAAGCTATCACATTGAAGAAAGTTGCTGTAACACACGGTGACAATGGTGTTCAAACAAAGAGCCCAGGTTTATCAAACAGTGGTCAAGCTGGAATGGATAGCAAGCCAGTTAAGTTCAGTGGTCAATCTGAAGCAGTTCCAACAGGACCAAAAGGACCTAGCAATGCTTATTCTAAAGGTGAGACAAGTGTAAAGGGTTCAGGATCATTTAAGAATGCTCCAGCTCAAAATAACTTTAGTGAAAAGGGTGAATCTACACCTAAACCAGTCACTAAAGACGAAGCAGGTAAAGTTCGTAGTCCAGTAGCAGAGTCACGTAGAACTACTGCTAAAAGACGCATTTAAGGAATCTGAGAGCAATGGCTTTGTATCTCAAGGAGCATCTGACATTTGACCGAGCCGGTATGGTTGTTGAATCTGTCAGTGAAGGCGACAAGAAGAACCTTTATATGAAAGGGATCTTCATTCAGGGCGGGGTAAAGAACGCAAATGAGCGTGTTTACCCCGTGTCTGAAATTGAGTCTGCTGTTCAAACTCTAAATGAGCAAATTACAAGTGGTTACTCTGTATTGGGTGAAGTAGATCACCCAGATGACTTAAAGATTAACTTAGACCGTGTATCACATATGATTACTAGTATGTGGATGGATGGTGCTAATGGTTTCGGAAAGTTAAAGATTTTACCAACTCCAATGGGTGAATTAGTTAAGACTATGCTGGAGAGTGGTGTGAAACTCGGCGTTTCAAGTCGTGGTAGCGGTAACGTGAATGACATGGACGGCAAAGTGAGTGACTTTGAAATAGTCACTGTGGATATTGTTGCACAACCTAGTGCACCCAATGCTTATCCTAAAGCAATCTATGAAGGCATGATGAATATGAAGCATGGTCATAGAATGTTGGATATTGCAAAAGATGCACAGGGCAACAAGAAGGTACAGAGATATCTGAAAGATGAAGTGGTTCGTCTTATCAAGGATCTCAAAATTAACAAAGGGGATTAAGCATGTTAGATGCTATCAAACCATTACTTGAGAGTGGATTAATCAACGAAGAAACCGGTGTCGCTATAAACGAGGCATGGGAATCTAAGTTGAATGAAGCTCGTGAGCAAGTACGTGCAGAATTAAGAGAAGAATTCGCACAACGTTATGAACACGACAGATACGTGATGGTAGAAGCCCTTGATAAAATGGTCAGTGAAGGTCTACGTTCTGAAATTGAAGAATTCCAGAATGAAAGACAGGCAATGAACGAAGACCGCGTTAAAGCTCAACATAAATTGCGTGAGAACGCAACTAAATTCAACGATTTTATGGTTACTAAACTAGCTGAAGAAATCAAAGAATTGCGTGGTGAGCGTAAACTACAAATGGAAAGTCAGCAAAAGTTAGAACAATTTATTGTTCACGCTTTGGCACGTGAAATTAAAGAATTCACACAAGACAAACAAGCTGTGGTTGAAGCAAAGGTTAAGTTAGTTGCTGAAGGTCGTAAACAATTAGAAGCATTGAAAGCACGTTTTGTCGCTGAATCTGCAAAAAGATTGACTACGGTTGTCACAAGCCAACTCAAGGGTGAATTAGGCCAATTGAAAGAAGACATTAAAATTGCTCGTGAGAACAATTTTGGTCGTCGTATTTTTGAAAGCTTTGCAAGTGAATTCAGCGTCACTCACTTAAGTGAGAAAGCAGAAACACGTAAGCTAATGGCACAGCTAGAAGAAAAAGAAATACAACTAGCCGAATCCATCAAACAAATCAACAACGGTAAAAAGTTAGTTGAATCAAAAGAACGTGAAGTTCGCATTATCAAAGAGTCTAATATTCGTGAAAAAACAATGGGCGGTTTACTCGCTACATTGAACGAAGAAAAGGCTGCAGTAATGCAGAACTTACTAGAAAGCGTGCAAACACCAAAATTGCAAGCCGCTTTCGATAAGTATCTACCAGCAGTTCTAAATACTGGCGCTGTTAAAAAGACTGTAAAGTCTAACTTAACTGAGTCAACTATTACTGAAGTTACTGGGGATAAAGCTGCCAAACAAGAAGTTGATATGGAACAACGTGATAACGTTATAGATATCAAACGTCTGGCAGGGCTTTAAAAAAAAGACATCATTTAGGAGAAATATAAAATGTCAAAAGTACTCTTAGAAAGCCGTTGGGACGAGACCAAAGAAGCTCTGTTAGAAGGCTTAAAAGGAACTCGCCGTTCAACAATGGGTGTTATTTTAGAAAACACCAAAAAACAGTTACTAGCTGAATCTTCAGCCGGTACAACAACAGCTGGTAATATCGCTACACTAAATCGTGTGATTCTTCCAGTTATCCGTCGTGTTATGCCAACCGTTATCGCTAACGAATTGGTTGGCGTTCAGCCAATGACTGGCCCAGTTGGTCAGATCCATACACTACGTGTTCGTTATGCTCAATCACTAACAGATAATAGTGCGGCTCAAACTAGCGTTACAGCTGGTCAAGAAGCATTAAGTCCATTCTTGATTGCTCAAGCATATTCACGTACTCCATATGGTACTGATACTACATCAAGCTATACTGCTAACGATACTGCTGCCCTAGAAGGCAACGGTGGTAAGCAAATCAGCGTTCAAATTCTACGTCAAGCTGTTGAAGCTAAATCACGTAAATTGCAAGCACGTTGGACATTTGAAGCGGCTCAAGACGCTCAATCACAACATGGTATTGACGTTGAAGCAGAAATTATGGCCGCTCTAGCACAAGAAATTACTGCTGAGATTGATCAAGAAATTCTCTTGTCATTACGTACTCTAGCATCTACAGAGTATACATACAACCAAGCTACTGTATCTGGTACAGCTACTTACGTTGGTGACGAACACGCTGCCTTGGCTGTTCTAATCAACCGTGTTGCTAACTTGATCGCCCAACGTACACGTCGTGGCGCAGGTAACTGGGCTGTTGTTTCTAGCGCGGCATTGACAGTATTGCAATCTGCAACTACTTCAGCTTTTGCTCGTACAACAGAAGGTACTTTCGAAGCTCCAACTAACACTAAGTTCGTTGGTACATTGAACGGCGCTATGCGTGTGTTCGTTGACTCTTATGCTCCTGATACTACACCAGTATTGGTTGGCTATAAAGGTTCTTCAGAGACTGATGCAGCCGCATTCTATTGCCCATACATTCCATTGATGAGCAGTGGAGTTGTTCTAGATCCATCAACATTCGAACCAGTCGT